TGAATAGAGTTAATTCATACATACAGAGATTATACTACTAACCAAAGAATAAGTCAAGGGTGGAGACACCCTGCTCTTGATAGTTCCAAAGTAACAGTTCTTTTCGGTTATGTTCATCTTCACGATACTTCTTACCAGAGTGCATGGTGTAGGTAAGGTCCCACTCCAACTGATTCCATCCAGTATATGCTTTCTTGAGTGTTTCGTTAGAGTTATAAGTGATCATCACCATCGCATCGGTATCGTCGAGTTCATCGTGAAATCGCTTGTGACAAAACGAGTCGTGCATGTCTCCGTTGTTACCATAGATGAACGACTTGATGTCGTAAGGTGGGTCCGCAAAGATAAATGTATCTTTATCAGCATCCTCTAGAAAATACGAGTAGTCTTCGTTGGTGATCTCCCAGTTGCGCATCAACGCAGAGAACTTGGGCAACTTACCAATCAGCCTATGGTTGAATTGCTGAAATACCGCATCTTTTGAAAACGAACCTGTAGACTCACCCAGACCACTGAATGAGCAACGGTTCATAACATAGAACTGCCATGCGATCTCGAAGGGATCCTCTGCTGTGTTCAGACCCTCTCGCATGATATGGTAGTAGTCAAGGTGCGCCTGTAAGGAATCCTCTGCGTCGGACAGTTCTTTTTTTACCGCGTGTAGTTTATCCGCAAGATCTTGTCCGCGGCTCTGGAGAGACTTCCAGAAGCAATACAGGTTGTAGTATTTGTCGTTGACCTTGACGGGAATATCGGGAAACTTTTTAGTGAACGCAATCGCGCAAGAACCGCCACCAAGAAACATCTCACGATATTCACGAATATTAGTGACAGGCATATTCTGTGACGAGAATAAGAAATCAACAGCGCGTGACTTACCGCCAGGATATCGAAGTGGTGTTTTTAGATTTTTCATGCGTACATTATACCATAATGATACTTGTTCGTCAATCGAAAAGTTCTTCGAAAGAGGTTACGCCCATAAGTTTGAATATAGGTTCTAAGTCTATCGCATCAGAGATTTCTTGAACGGCAGGTGGTGTGTACTTAGACCAACAAGAAGGGCACCTCGGTTTACGTTCTGCTATAACGTCCCTTTGTTCTGACCAAGTCAATAGTGATAAACTTACCCTTTTACCACAGTCGTAACATTTTTGTTTATAAGGTAACGTTTTTTGTCCCATATCAAAATCCTCAATTATTTCGAATCGGGTATCATATTACATTTTAAAAACAAAGTCAACCAAAAAAGTCCTCAAGGGTCGCTTTCGGTTCTGTTTGCCAACCAACAGCATCGAGTATCGGCTCAAGCGGGTCGAGGAAAGTCTTATCGAACATCATATCATAGTCAATGTATTTGTGCAGGTTCAGTTCTGGTGGGAGATTCAGTGGATAACTTACAACGTTCTGACCGAGACCGTTAGGGACCTTGAGATAACAGAACTTGATTTTCTCTCCCTGCTTCACGGTCTCCACGCGATTCTGAAGTCCGGCATCTTTGATTGCGGCATTGAAACATAGCGCACCACGAACGTGGATAGGAGTACCCTTCTTGAAGATAGTCTTGCGATCTTGCCACTTAGTCAACTCAGACACACCGCGAGGAAACGAAACATCTTCGGGCGGAAGAGTTTTGAAGTGAGATCGGAAGTCACGAATATACCCTTGAGTGTCGGACTCAGTACCCTCCACAATGACGCGGAAGATCTCCTTGAACTTATCACGGACGACCTGCGGAGTGGAAGATTTGATCGCCTCGATACCCATCATCTTGAGTTTGGGTTCTGCGTATTGGACACCCTCGTTATTGTGCACGTTGAGGATATATCGTTTCTTTGCCATCCAGATTCCACGATCTGCGATAACCTCACGACCCATCTCCATGCGGTTGACATATGCACCTGTGATCTCTGCCATCTGTGCGTATGACTTATCAAGTTGTTTCTCGAAGTGTGCGCGGCAGATCTTATCTAAGAACTTAACAGGATTGTTGGGACTAAAACGGTCGATAAGATCACCCATTCGAATATAAACGGAGTCTGTGTCAATCGCCACGACATAATCTTCATCTGTTTTGAGAATGTTTTGCATCTCATTGTTTACACACCTCTCTGCCCACTTGATCGCCAACTGACCTGCAAGGGTAATAGACTCGGCAACTCGCTGATCGAAGTAACGGAACCACCGATTACCCAGAGCACCATAGAGTGAGTTCATTAGGATCTTGATCGCCATCTGTTGATTATTTAGTGATGTGATCTTATATTGCAGAGACTTGCTTGGGTTCTTTTGATATTCCTGTTCTAGTTCCAACATCTTATTTTTGATGATGCGTCGGTCTGCATAGTACTGCTCAATGATTGTCGGGATGACACCCTTGCGTTCGTGAGAGAATTGGTTGCCCGTAGGCGCGAGCGAATACTTAGAAGTGTTAACTATCGTGCCGTCCAAGAAACCTTCGACAGAAACATTGTCCACAATACCGTCTACCAAAGTCTCGGGTGACATGTTGTACTGCACAATGATGTTAGGATATAGGGAGTTCAAGTCAAACGAAGTCACCCAGTCGTGAGATCCGACTTGAGGTTCTTTCACATATCCTCCAGGATATGGGGTTTTAGGTTTCTCTGTCTTAGGCGGAATCACGATCTTCATCTTGTTTAGAAGTCGGTAAATGATCGAGTCCCAGATCGCAGTCGTGCCGAGAGTGTCTGTGTAGTTCACACCACCGCGATACGCCATGGTCAAAACCAGAGAAATCAGGTCAAGTTTCTCATCAAGCTTGTGAACCAACTCAACGTCTTTCACGTTATAGTCGATGAACTTCTGATAGTCCTCTTTATAAAGGGTGTGGAGGTTTCCGTGTTCTTCATACGATAGTTTTCGTTCATTTAGAACGACGTGGGCGATATGATCAAGACGATACGACTCTTGCCTTCCGAGCGTATTGAGCGTAAACTTCTTGAAGATCTCAATGTAATCTAGGTGTTCAATTCCTCCGATGACATACTCTTGATTTTCTCGACCGTTGATTCTCTGGATTCTTTCACGCACCATACCCCAAGGTGAAAGTCGCTTTATAGTAGTTTCGTCACCGAATATCCTGTAACAACGGTTGACGATATAGGGGATATCAAAGAACCTTGTGTTCCAACCCGTGATAATATCAGGCGCATAATCCTGAAAGTGCGCGACGAACTTTTGAATCAACTCAACTTCGTTGTCGCACTTGATGAACAGAACGTCCTCGCGCGTGGGTGTGTAGTCGTTAAGACCCCAAACCCAATAGTTACCATCATTCTTGCGAATAGCAATTGAGATTACTGGATATTTCGCTTCTTTTGGTTCCGGAAACCCTTCGTCAGAAGCAACTTCGATATCGACATTAAGGACACGGACCATCTCTCGGTCGAACTTAATGTCATCGGGCCAGAAGGTGGATATGAATTGAGCGGCATAATTAGTCTGTCCGTACAACGTAACATTAGAAATGTTAGAGGTTTTCTTAACAGCTTCTGCCGCTTCTGTCATAGAGTCATATTCTTTCTCCACAACAGGTTCGCCTTCTAAGGTCTTCCACTCTGAAGGTCCACTTCCAGACTTATAGAGTTTTGGTCTGAAGGGGACTCGCGTTTTTATTTGCTCACCGTTTTCATATCCACGGTAAAGGATGTTGTTGCCAACTCGAAGAACATTCGTATAAAATTTAGTCATGAGGAGATTATATAATAAAAAGGGTCAGTTGTCAATCGATTACGTGAAAAAACTTATGTCTAGTCCATGGTTCCTCAATATGTTTCTCCCTATACCCGTGGTGGTCTTGTGTCACACACAAACGTTTTGAAATCAACTGTGTGGTCGGCGTTGGAATGCCTGTCTTATAACGATCTTTGTGATTGAAGTAAACCCCGATATCACGACCAACACCTATAGTATCACAATCATGCCAAGGATGTAAAGCTGTATTTTTGATGCCAAAGTAATCAATCTCAGGCAGTTCTAGATGATTTGTGGTAAATGTTCTGAATAATCTCTGTAGTACGCAGTAAGGTCCACAGTTGATCGGAAACGCGTTGTTTGCGAGCATGTGGTGCCCCCAGTGCGCGAAGTTTCGGTCCATGCAATACATACCCATGAATAGACCTATGTTTGCGTAGAGCGTATTCTCTGCGTACTCAGCGAGCAGTTTGAATGTTTCGTATCGTTCCTCTATCAACCAAGTATCATGTTCCATAATCCAGAACTTCTCTCCGGACTGCCCTTGTTGTCGCATAAGTTCCCAGTGAGAACACATTCCTGCTTTCTCTGTGGGTGAGTGATCATCTTTGTTCTTACCGGACAAAGTGTCCAGAGTCATGAGACTACTTTCCCATTTGTACTTGTCTACATGTTCTTGAAACATATCGGATTGTGGAGTGATTGCATCGAAGGTTTCAATAGAGTCAATGTAACCTTCGTCGATGGCGCGTTGAAAAGACTGACGGGAGAGTTCTGCGTACTCTTCAGACCGTTCGTCTCCTTTCATTACTATTTGTATTGCTTTCATATTACTCACAAAAAAGGGGGATGTTACTCCCCCTTATTTATTACATTAGTTGTTGGACACAGACGGCTACCACGAATACACTTGATAGTCCTGCGAACATCCAACCCATCTCTTCTAACCTAGAGTTGGCTCGGTTGCTCTTCTCCATTGTTGCTCTCCTCGTTTAAAAGTTGCGGGGTCGATTGATAAGTGACGCCCGAATTAATTGCTACTTTACGAGGCTTCTGACTTTCAGGGATTATTACTTCCAATGAAATGGCTAGTAATCCGTTCCTGAAATCAGCTCCCATTACTTCAACATACTCCGACAGACGGAACTGACGTTCAAATCTTTTCGTCGAAATGCCTTTATGAATATACTCTCTAGTGTCGTTTACAGACCCTCGAATGCTAAGTGTTCGGTTCTTTACTTCGATTTCGAGTTCGTCTTCCGTGAAACCGGCGACGGCTAACTCGATTAGGTATTGATCCTCTCCCGTCTTTAGAATATTATGCGGGGGGAACGTATCACCCGAGTGTCGTGCGACCCTGTCTAGTTCGTCGATCATAGTATCAAATCCGACGAATGCTGAACGTGGGAACAGTTGTTTTGCTGTTAATGTCATGTTGCTAACTCCTTAGTTTTAAGCAAGTTTAAAATAACCCCCACTTATGTGGCAGGTCACTACTATATATACAACTTATACGTATATCAGTAATATTAAATTCGTGAATAATTCACTCATCTAAACTATAGTCGTCATCACCAACCATGACGACAGAATCATTTTCTATCATTTCGATAATTTCTAGAGTTACTTTACGATCCATTTCTAAAAATGCCATTCTATCTTCAATCATCTCTAGGTGTCTTCGATATGAATTAAGTTCTCTTTCTTTGTTTTCTTTTTGCTTGATGACTTCTGTTAGAGATACTATCTTCGTTTCTTCAGTCATGTGGGCGACTCCTTAGTAATACATCGAGGGGTCTGGATCTCCTTCAATACCAAACGAGAATGATACTCGTGATACTTTAGGGAACACTTGATGATGTGTTCCTCTAGGCAAGTACACATACATCCCTGGTTTAAAATCAAATGGTTCTTCGTTATTGATGCCTTCTACTTTAAGACCGACAGTCGAAATAACTTGTACTAAAAACACATCCATGGAGTCTTTGTGCCATGGATAAGAACCACTTTCTCGACCAAATCCGCTAAATGCAATATTCGTTATATTTCTTTTATCTGAGTGCAGAGAGAAGACATCTTCTAACTCACTATAGATTACCTTTGCGAACTCCGGAGAACTTCCGCGAGAATGAAAACTGTTAAGACCTATACGCATCTTATCAGAGTTACGATCATAAAGATCGTCGGGATGAGAATCCATCATTTCCATGAACTGATCCCATCCGTAAATCTCCTCCATATCAAATGGCAAGTTACCTACGAATGGGGTCTTAGTTCCAATATTCTCATCGCGACCGTCAAAAATACCATAATGTTGGGTAGTCATCAATTGTTTCCGATGTTATATTTTGGCTTTAATGTCCAGTTGGACTTGTCTTTGTATGAGATGATCTTGATCTGTCTCATTGGTGCACAGTCAAGTGCAACGTCTTTATTGACGATTGCAACTAATCCCCAATCTGCAAGCAGAGTGGCAATAGTGTTACGTCGTTCCATGTCCGACACTTCTAGATTAGATTTCTTTCCGTCCAGTAAAAACAGTTCCTTGAAATGAACGATAAAGTACCTACCCTGCTTGTGCAAGATATGGCATGATTGGAATAGGGTGTTGTCTCTACGAGAAGCCACACCTATTCTTGTTAGGGTTTCTCTGACTTTTAAAAAGTCATCTGGTTCTGCCAACGTGATTTCTAACATCATGTCAGCGTTCCATTGAACTAGATTATTCTCTTCCACCTATGGATACCTTACTTTTAATTGTTGTTATTTGTGATTCTGACAAAAGACCTACCACCTGTTTTGCTTTGCTTTCACTATAACCGAAATACTGCTTCACACATTCTATGTCGGTACGTTCTTCAGGTTTATCCCACTTAGAGAATCGTTTCTTCTTACGTACAATATTTATAAGAAAGTCGTATTGTAATTTAGAATCCAAGTGGTGCAGACGATTCATTTCATTAGACATAATTACAGTTTCTGGAAAATAAGATAGTGACCTATTTACTAGAAATGAGTTATATTTAGTCTCAGTATCCGCATCTTTATCCATGAGATTGACTTTAGTACTGTTTATACTATTTACAAACTCAAACGGATTCATGCTTTGATCTCTACATTTGCCATCGTTTCGGTGAGGCAAGCGACCAGATTCAATTCATGATCCGCAACGAAGGCATTCTTGTACTGATAATCAGCAAGAATAAGAACAAGTTGTGGAATACTGTTGGGCGCGACATGATCATACATGCGATCATAGATGCCGCGAAAAATAGAAGCGGGTTCAACATCAATATTGTTGACGACCCACGACCGCATTTTCTTGAAGTTTTTATCTCGTATAGCTGTGAACAACTGGG